TCACGCCATGACGTAACTGAACTGCCCCAAACTTCTGTCATTCAAGAGTTAAAAGCCTGTCAGGGTGCGTTGGGTGAGATTGAGGAAGTAGCTAAAGCTGCTAGACACAATGTAAAGCTCCTGTTTACATGGGGCAACCACGATATTCGGTTTGGCAATAGATTAGCGCAACACGCACCACAATTTAAAGAGGTTCAAGGGTTCAAGCTAACAGACCACATAACTGAGTGGGATTTCTGTTGGGCAGTCTGGGCTACTGAGCAATGTATTATCAAGCACCGATATAAGGGTGGAATCCATGCTACTCACAACAATACTGTTAACGCTGGTGTATCGGTAGTCACGGGGCATCTTCATTCTTTGAAAGTCACTCCATTTAGCGATTACAACGGGGTTAGGTATGGTGTGGATACGGGGACATTGGCTGAACCAGATGGCCCACAATTTACCTATGCTGAACTAAACCCAAGTAACCACAGGTCAGGTTTTGCCGTGCTAAACTTCTTTAATGGTCAACTGTTATGGCCTGAGTTAGTCCACAAATTCGATGAGGACATGGTTCAATTTAGAGGCGAAGTAATTGATGTAGGTGAGTTTTAATGAGTGCTTGGCTAATCATCTTGACGGGGGCTATTTACGCCTATATTGCTGGTGAACAGCTTTATAAAGATAACCCGCAAATGGCTATTGTCTATGCGGGTTATGCGTTTTCAAACGTAGGTCTTTATCTGTTGGCAAAGTAGCTTATTCGCTATCGTCTAGACCAGCAACAATTACTTCTTCTGCTGCGTCTTCTTCAAACTCATCTTCAAGTTCGTCAATTGCTTCATATTCAACTTCCCATCCATTTTCCTCTTGGAACTGGATAAATTCTTGAATGACTTGAATCTTCTCGAAGTCAAAGGTTTCAACTGTAATCTTCTCACCGCCTGTCCAACCAAATTCCATTTCAAATTTCATGATTTTCTCCTGACGCAACCGATTGTTGCAATGAAATACTAGGCTAAATTTATGTCATTCAAGTGTCTTTTGGAACACTCCGTTGGGCAATAGTATGCCCTTCCGATTCTTAATCTGATCGTATGCTATTTCCATGCAGTCTACCAGATGTATGTCTTGCAAAGCGCAATAATTGATAAGGCAGACCATGACATCACCAACAGAATCCACAATAGCTTCTTTGTCATTTTTAATCGTGGCATCTGCTAGTTCTCCCATCTCTGACATTGCTTTTAGAAGCTGAACATCTGGTGTGCTGTTGGGGATAATCTTACGGGCTTCAGACCATTGAATGATCTTCATCTCTATTGCTGCGTAACTCATCTAACTCTCCTTAAAGGCTCTTGAAACTTCTCAGGTGGTGGTGGCAACATCTTCTCAGAAGGTGGCGTCCATCCAAACTTTCTCCAAATAGCTTGAACGTCTGATCCTGTAGACCATTTAAAGTCTTTGTTTGCCACAGAGGGATAACTGATCTTTGAATAAGGTGGTTTTTCTAGCATATTGCCCATTCTCTTTCGTTTCTGCCTGAATTTGATTTAACTGTTCTGCCAGTTAGATGAATAAGACCAATCTTCTGCATCTCGTTTAAACGTCTTGCAACTTGATTGCTCTCTAGCTTGGTCAGAGATGAGATGCCATCCTTCCCAAGCGCACCATAGGTCTGTAAACACTCCAGAATGATGTCATAGTGTTTGTTGACTACTGGCTTGATTGCCTCTGCTGCCTCAAATGAAGTGAGAGGGTCTGTAGTCCTAACTCGTGGAAAGTTAGGTAAGTTAAACATTTTATCGAAAGCACTTTTAATATCCATTATTAACTCCTATTGGGTGAGGGGAAAACTGCTCGTCTGCAAGCTAGGAAAATCCTTTGCACAGCTCCCCCCTCGGGTTTATATTAACTCAAAAGGGCAGGTCTTCGTCTTCAAAACTAGCCTTCTTAGGGGCTTGTTTGGGCTGATACTCTTCTTTGGGCGATACTGCTAAACCCATGAATTTGCCTGATTTGCCCTCTTTAATCCATGCAGATAGCCAGTAATCCTGACCACCCACTGTAATGTTTCCTTTGTAATTTGGAGCTTTCTCGTTCTCACGTTTGTCATTGCGAAAAAGTACGCCACTGTTATCCCGATTTTGTCGATCATTTTCCATTTAACACTCCTTTGTATGCTGAAAACTCTTTGTGCAACTTATTTGTTGCCTCTATTGCTACTAACTCTGCTAACTCTTTTTCTTCAAAATATCCAAAACTATGAGTCTTTGAATTGACTGTTAACTGTACTAACCATTTTTTATCTCTTTTATGCCATCTAACTCCTTTTGTTCCACTCTTATTGTCTGCACGAACTTTTTGATTCATAGCGTTTTGAGACTTTGTAGTTGGCCTTAAATTATCAATCTTGTTGTTAATTTTATCGCCATCAATATGGTCAACAAACTCAGGCAAATAGCCGTGGTGATACAAAAATATAACTCTGTGTGTTTTATAAAACTTCCCGTAAACGTATGTTTTATGATATCCAGTTGATGGATCAATTGATCCTGCTGGACTACCAACTTTTATACGATTGGCTGCTCTAAATTTCCAATACAAAATTCCATCTTTGTAATCAAAGCATTCTTGCGCTTCTTTTTGTGTGAGCATTTACAACTCCTTTGCCTTTTTCAAAGCACTTCTTACTTTGCTTGGCAATAATGTCCAGAGGGCTATTTTCTGTTGATCATCAAGGTTCTCTCCCTCCAACTTATCCCAAGCTGCCTTGGGGTCACCTTGCTCACAGGTAGCAATCAATTCAACTGCCATCTCTTGCAAGTACTGTAATTCCTCTGGAGGAATATTATCTTGTGCGCCTTGAGTTGGGCTAATGATGACCTTATCTTCTTTCAGGGGAGCAGAAGAGTCTAGGGCATCGTGTTCTACGATCTCCATTGCTGAAACCCACAGATACCGCCTGGTATACGTTTCTACTGCACCAAGGTTCTGGATTGGATGGCATCCCTTTAGATTGGCTTCTGCCATAGGGCTTGTCAGAACGATCTCTGAGCCGTCTTCTGTGTCTGTGATAGTCAGACTAGCCAACTCTTTGCCAAACGACACTACACCGCACAAACCAGTCTTATAGAAGATTGAATTGATTGTTGGCAGAAAGTCACCAAGCTCGAAATAAGAATAACCCGCAAACTTGTTATGGCCTGACTTTTTAAGTGGAGCGTGTTGCAAGAGTAACCTTGCCTCCATCAACTTTTTATGTACACCCATGATTAACTCCTTTGATTTTGATTTAATTCGTCATCGATGATTACTTTTTGTTCCTCAATATTTAATTCTTGGAACTCGACAAAGTGGTTTTCATCGCAACATCTATAACTTTCGCCTTTTGGTTCTAAGCAGTAACAGCAGTACAAAATATCTGCAAACTGCTCTCTATACTGTTCAAACAATGTCTTCATATTCACTCCTATAGGTTTATTAAAATGTGGGTTTTTTGTTGCCCACACCCATAATGTGCCATAGGTTTTACAGAAAATCTCTAGGGATAAACCCTAATAGACAGACTAAAAAACAACACTAGTATTCTGAGCATGAACATTGAAATAATTGAAAAAAGATGCGCTGAAGCCTTGCTTGGGTACTCTCAAACAATGGCAGATGCTTATACAACCGAACCAGAGGACTTTGATGCGGCTGTAACAGCTTTGCTTGCCAGAACGCTAGAACTCCATCTAAACCGACCAATTAACCTGGAGAACCTTTACAAATGACCCAAGAAGCAGTAATCAGAGCATTACAAAACGGCCCACTTACTTCCTACCAACTGGAAGACTTAACAGGCATACCAAGACTATCCATTGCAGCTTGTTGCACAAAGATGAGCTACAAGAAGAAATTAAAAATTGGGAAAATTAAGTTAGGCCGTTCTTGGGTTTCTCAGTACACCCTAGAACCACACATGATTGAGTCCACAAAAGCCGCCAATGATGAACCCTACGACAAGCTAAACCCGTTTGACATTAGAAACGCTAAAGGTATCTTCACTAAGGCTGAGTATGCTTCTATGAACAACCAAGCTATTCGTTTGTTTGGCAGAAAACCAACAAATGAAATTACAAACAATCAATATATCTGATACAATGTTTTGAAACACGGCTAGGAATGGATTGATCCCCGTTCCGAAAAGAGAACTCCCCTCCTGCCGCAGTTTCTTTCTGGGAGATTTGCGGAGAAGTGCCATGCACTATTACAAGTTCAACATTGCCGACTATCGGAAAGATACAGGTCATTTATCAACCATTGAACATGGCATTTATCGCCAGTTGATTGATTGGTATTACCTTGATGAACAACCTATTCCAGAGGAAAACCAAGTGGTTATCAGGCGGTTACGTTTGGGTTCTGATGAGGTTAAATATCTTCAAAATGTACTGTCAGATTTCTTTGTTTTAGGCAAAACAGGATACACGCACAAGCGCATTGCTGTAGAGATTAAAGATTACTCTGAACAAGCAGAGAAAAACAAGAACAATGGGAAGCTAGGCGGTAGACCAAAGAAAACCCAAGTGGTTATTGATGGGTTATCAGATGAAAGCGAAAATAACCCTAACCATAAACCATTAACCACTAACCATAAACCAATATATAAAGATACTAAAGTATCTTTGTCGGCAGAGGGTCTGCCAACTTGTCCACATCAAGATATTTTATTGCTTTACAAAAAGCATTTACCACACTTAACTCAGCCAAGGGTTTGGGAAGGTAATCGGCAGGTAATTTTAAAGTCAAGATGGATTCAAGCTGCCAAGCCATCGAACTACTCTCCTGAAGGCTACAAAACTAAAGAAGATGGGTTGAAGTGGTGGGACTCATTCTTTGGCTACATAGCAAATGATTCTTCTTTGGCTAACGGATTTAAAACCAAAGACAGAACTTGGTTGCCAGATTTGGAGTGGATTACAAATGCCACAAACTTCGCAAAAATTATTGATGGGAAATACGCAAAATGACATTCGCTAAACCAGACGCAAAACAAAAAGATGACTTTGAATATTCAACATATTGCTCAGTTGATGGATGTGGGTACTTATGGGCAGTCAGAGCTGATGGCGATAAGCCTAAATGCTCAAAACACCAATGGGCTAATGACGCACCTCAAAAGAAACGCATTTTTTCTGATTTGCCAGAACTGAAGGTGAAAACTGTTGCTCAGTGGTATGACGACAAGGAGCAGATATTTTGAACTACTTTGAAGCCATGAGACTGCTAGACAGAGTAAAAGAGGGAGTCCCCTTTCCGCTTCACCTGATAAACCAAGCATTGGAGCTTACTGGTGACTTGGAGTAGACGTAACATTCAGAACCCAAGTGATAGGGTGATCCTTGAACAAGCAGAAGCAAGGGAGCTTTATCACAATTGGGAAACAAGCCGTAAACCTGACTTGATTAGGGCTAGGCTTGAGAGAGCAGAGCGAATCTATGGCTCTGGGGCTAGAGATCGCATAAGAGCTTATATGGCACAAATGAGAGATGGGACACTTGAATGACTAAAGATGAACTTGAAGAGGAAGCACTAAAAACTGGTGCTTACGAATATTTTGATTTGGAAGGCGACACAGTTGGCATAAAGATGCTTTTATGGTTGGTCAACGATGCTTTAAGAAAAGAAAGAGAAGACTGTGCCTTGCTGTGTGAAAAGTTGGCAATGGACATGGAACAAATGCCAGCATGGGGTTCACATACTTGCGCCGATGCAATTCGTGCAAGGAACAAATTATGAGTTTCATGGTCACTTTCAAAGTAGATGCCAATCCTGTCGGGAAACAAAGGGCAAGGTATGTCAAAAGGGGTAATTTTGTATGACAAAAGATCAATTACATGAACTCTTTGAATATAAAGATGGCGACTTGTATTGGAAGGTAAATTGTGGCAATAACCAAATGATTGGTAAAAAGGCTGGTTCACAACTTGCAAACAAGTATTGGCACATAAGAATTAAGAAAAAGCCTATATACACACATAGAGCTATTTTTCTTTTCCATCATGGATATTTGCCAAAAACAATTGACCACATTGATGGCAATCCATCAAACAATGCAATAGAAAATTTAAGGGCTGCCACGCAAGCTGAAAACAACAGAAACAGAAAAGAAGTTCCCAATAAATATGGTTATCCTGGTCTAACTTTGTTGCAAGGTAAATATTGGCAACCGCAGTTAAGAGTTGATGGTAAAAGTTTATATCTTGGAATTTATAAAAATGTTGAAGATGCAAAAACCGCCTATCAAAATGCAGTAGATAAGTATTGCGGTGAATTTAGGAGAAGAGCATGACTTTTATGGTTACTTTTAAGGTTGATGGAACACCAGTTCCCAAAGGTCGTGCTAGGTATGCAAGGCGAGGAAACTTTATTTCCACCTACACCCCTGAGAAAACTAGAACCTATGAGACTTTAATCAAGGATGCTGCAATCGAAGCTATGGGAGCTTCCGAACCATTGGAAACCCCCGTTAGCCTTTATCTTTACATTCGAGTGCCAATCCCTAAGTCATGCACTAAAAAGCGGTTAGAAGCCATTGATAACGGGTCAGAGAAGCCAACAAAGAAGCCTGACGCAAGTAATATCCTCAAGAGCGTAGAAGATGGCATGAACGGGGTTGTTTACCATGACGATTCGCAGATCATAAACATCCACGTTACGAAGGTTTATTCGAGTCTGCCAGGTGTTGATATTTGCGTAAAAGAATGCTTGGACTAAGGGTAAGTCCCAATATAAAAAGAAATAAACAAGAGTAAATTAAAGGTTTTAACAAGGGTGAATATTATGAATACATGGGAATTTGACACAACAGTAGGTGCGGGTAGCGAAGTTGTAACTGTCGTTTATGAGTATGAAAACGATGGAGAGACAACCTATAACGAGTCCATCAAAGAGGTGTGGTTTGAGGGCAAAAACGTCATTGGGTTATTCTCTGACGAGCAATTCAAAGAACTAGATATTGAAGCAGCAATGCGGTTTCAGAATCACAAACTGAACTATAAGTTGGAGGATGTATGAACGAACCAACCAAAGCTATCCAATACCTAATCGATACCGCACCTTTGTATGCAAAGAGTAAGGCTGACAGGATGTTTTTGGAAGAGTTCCGCAAGTCCCGCAAGGCCCAACTGGCAAGCCAAGCAGGGACTGAGGTTCTTGGCAAACAGGAAACATTTGCTTATGCTCACCCCGAATATATCCAAATACTTGAGGGAATTAGGGAAGCGGTAGAAAAAGAGGAAACCTATCGTTGGATGATGACCGCAGCACAAGCCAAAATCGAGGTTTGGAGAACCCAACAATATAGTGCTAGATTAGAAGTTAAAGCCACACAATAATGCAATCAAAGAATAAATCTAAACCTACCGCAGGGGAAAGGTTGCACATTGCCAAAATCAAACTCATGTCATGCATTATTTGCGAATCACCACCACCAAGCGAATGCCATGAGATTAACCAGGGACAGTGGTTTACATCAATGCCACTTTGTGCGGATTGCCACAGAGGATCGCTTAACGGGATTCATGGTCAACGTAGACTATGGAACGTCTACAAAATGGATGAGCTTGCAGCACTCAATGAAACAATCCGACTATTGATGGACAACAAAAAGCCATCTAGGATCGATTTAAACGAGTTTTGAGCGGTTTTCTATCATCGGTGCATACCAACTATGCATCCAATCAAAAAAAGCCACTAAGGGCTTAAATTTTAGACAACAAAAAACCCTCCGTAGAGGGCTTGGGTTTAGCGTTTACCGCTAAGTATTCGCAGAACTAGGGCAATGCAAGCGTAAATCATTTATTCCCCATAAATGCAAAAATCTTGATCTTCTATTTCATGCTGGATAAAGTTTGCAGCATTGATCGCTTCATCTTCGCTAAAAAGCCATATAACGTCAATTCTGAGGTCGTCCGCAGTGGCTTGAGCAGCTTCGTGGTCTCCGTGGTCACCTAAGTTGCACATTAACCCGTCATTATTTAAAGCGAAGTAGATCATGCTATTTCATCCTCATAAATGCCTTGAGTGAGTTCCTGAGCGATAAATTGAGCACAAAACCACAAAACAGTGTTCGCAAAACTCTGAAAATTACCTAGTTCTTTGGTCACATAATCGGGATATTCGCCCACTTGTTCCCGATAATCTTCTAATATTTCATGTAATTCAGTGGCAAAACGCTTATAAATTGCCTCTGTTTCCGTGTAGTAGATCATCCCTGAGACACCACCAGTGCAGCCATGATTAGCCATGTCCGCAAGGGAGTCTTGATCGTAATTGTCAGATAACCACTGAGTAAAATCGTTTTTCATGTTTCCGCCTATTAAAAAATGTGAACTATTTAACTAAAATGTCAAAGTATGCAAGTAAACCCGCACACAATGACAAACCCAAAATTATCGCTGTAACGATGTCTTTATGATTGTCGTTCATTGTTTGCCCCTTATCCGTTTTTAGCGATAAGGTTGAAACACTTTAAGTATTCCCGTGCAGCTTGATAAGTGTCCGTCATTACCTTATCAACTAACCCGCCGTTTTTGTACAGTTTGACGATGTAATAACCATTGTGTGCTACACGTTCGAATGTAGTGTAATCGCCGTTTTTTTGCTCTGTAATTTTCATGTTAACACCCTTAGTAGTTGATACTTTCATTGTGAAAGTGATCTAATTATCGGGTTACATAAGAAAAAAACCATAGGTGTTTACCCTTAGGTGATAGAATTATTTTAATTTATTTCTTTTAGGGTTAGATCATGGCAAGGCCGCCCAAGGTAGATACAGTTCAATTTAGACGCAAGCTGGATAACCCTAAGCTGCAAATACTCTTATCCGCTGGCCAAGGGAATATTAGCCAAGGGTTCGAAAACCTATTGAGCTTGTATCAACACTTGCATGGAATCGGATATAGAACAGATAGCCCCTTAGAATCAATCGGGTTAGTAACTAACCTAGATCAAAGTAAAACAGATAGCCCGTATCAAGTGAATCAGTAAGGGAATAGACAAGGGATAGACAAGGTGAACGGATAGAACTAGATCAATCAAGTAACCCAATAAAGAACCCGCCGTGTCTCATGCCCTTCTAAACGCAAATGAGAATCATTCGCATCTAGGGTAAACACTATGACTGTACATCTGGACAGTACTGTAAGGATAGACAGTAGTAGAAACCCTGTGTTGGTGAGTGATAGGGGGGGAGGGGGTGGCGTCTGTGTGTAGATATTTGTGGTACATCCCACCCTCAGAAAAAGCTAAAATGAACTAATCCATTCCAAGGAGGACAAAATGGAAAAAAGAGGAAGAGGAAGGCCAAAGGGAAGCGTCAAGATGACCATACAGAGGTTTGCTGACAATCCGCCCCTTGTACTACCTAAGACAGACCACCAGAGGCTCAAGGAGCTAAAGGAGTTGATGATTAGGAGTGGTGGTAAGGATGTGGCTCAGAAGGTTATTGAGATAGCACTTAATGATGAGCATCCCCATCAATTGGTAGCTTTGAAGATGTGTTTGGATAGGACTCTACCTGTTTCTTTGTTTGAAAAGGACAAGTCTCAGAGGTCAGCAGTGACAATCAATATAACAGGGATTGGTGCTGAACCAGTTATTGTTGAGAATACTGAACAACCCCAAGACGTAGAGGCAAAGTATGGCTGATCTCAATTTCTCTTTACTGCCGTGGCAACAAGAAGTTTTTGCCGACAAAACGAGGTTCAAAGTTGTTGCGGCTGGTAGGCGGTGCGGTAAGTCTAGGATGGCTGCCGTTACCTTGCTAATCGAGGGATTGAAATGCCCTCCTGGTTCGGCAGTACTCTATGTTTCGCCAACAATGGGGCAGTCGAGGCAAATTGTCTGGGACTTACTGCTAGACCTTGGTAGAGAGGTTATTCAGAGCAGTCATGTAAACAACCTAGACATTACCTTGATAAACGGGGCTAGGATATACGTTCGTGGTGCAGATCGGCCTGATACCCTTCGTGGAGTCTCACTGACCTATGCCGTTCTAGACGAGGTTGCCGACATTAAGCCCGAAGCATGGGAACAGGTCATTCGTGCCAGTTTGTCTGATAAACGGGGGAGAGCACTCTTTATCGGCACTCCCAAGGGGAGAAACTGGTTCTACGACACCTTTAAGTTGGGCGAGTCAGAAGATGATCCTGATTGGAAGAGTTGGCACTTTACCACTGCTGATAACCCCCTGATTGACCAAGCAGAGATAGATTCCGCTAAAAAGACCTTGAGTTCTTTTGCTTTTAAGCAAGAGTTTATGGCTTCTTTCACCAATGCGGGTTCTGACATCTTCAAGGAAGAGTGGATCAAATACGGGGTAAAGCCTGAACATGGAAGCTATTACATCGCTGTTGACTTGGCGGGATTTGAGGAAGTTGCCAAGCAAGCCGCTAATGCTAAGAAGCGTCTGGATGAGTCTGCTATCTCGATAGTGAAGGTGACAGACGATGGGAAGTGGTTTGTTGAGAAGATTGAACATGGGCGTTGGGACATCCGAGAGACAGCCTCTAAGATTCTGATTGCCATTCGGGACTATCGCCCTTTAAGTGTGGGGATAGAGAGGGGGGCACTTAAGAACGCTGTTTTGCCCTATTTGTCAGACTTGATGCGAAAGAACAACACCTATGCTCATATCGTGGATTTGACTCACGGGAATAGAAAAAAAGCAGACAGAATCATCTGGGCTTTACAAGGTAGGTTCGAGCATGGCAGAATTGTGTTAAATTCGGAAGAAGATTGGGATGAGTTTGTAGACCAGTTAATCCTGTTCCCTGCTCAAGGAGTCCATGATGACCTGTGCTTTATTGCCAACACTCAAATATCTACACCTAATGGCTTAACAAGTATTTCCAAACTTAAAGTTGGCGACCTTGTTGACACCCCTGAAGGCGCAAGAAAAGTTATTGCTCAGTCAATGACCAATGCAAACGCAGAGGTTTATTCTTTGCGTGGAAAACTTATAGGCACTGGCAATCATCCAATCATGACGAAACGTGGATGGATAGACTTGTGCAAAGTAACAAATGATGATATGCTTGTGTATCAACACACGGGAGTTTCATCATGGGTTTTCCAAGTAAAGCTGGCATTGTCAAAGAGTCTGTTTACTTTAACGGATACAAATACAACCGCTATCCAGAATCTAAAAAACTGGCTCATCGTAGATACTTTACCAAAGCAGGAGGTGGCTTATTGCACCGCCATGTCTGGGAGTTCCATAACGGAGAAATACCCAAAGGACACCACATCCACCACAAAGATGGCAACTTTCTTAACAACGACATCTCAAATTTGGAGTGTCTTGAGTCAAAAGCTCACTTTGCCGAGCACAAGGAAGATAGAAGTCAAAACGCCAAAAGACCAGAACAACTTGCACATTTGGACAGGGCTAGAGAAAAAGCATCAGAGTGGCATGGATCACCAGAAGGGCTTGAGTGGCATAGCAAGAACTCCAAAGCCGCTTGGGAAAATAGAGGTTTTGTTACGCACATTTGCCAAGAATGTAAAAACGAGTTTCAATCTCGAAAAACAACAAAGGTCTATTTTTGCTCTGGGAAATGCTCTGCTACTGCTTGGAGAAAAAAATACCCCGACTACTATAGCCCTGAAGCAAAGGCAAAGCGTTTACAATTTGACAATTGAGGGTGCACATTGTTATTATGCTAACGGAGTTTTAGTTCATAACTGTGACTCCCTCAGTTACATTGACCAACTGGCTGTTACATCTTACATGGAAGAAGATGATAGCGAGGATTGGCAACCTGTAGATATTATTAGTGGGGTATAAGAATGGCAGATGGATTACTTTCATCAAATAGCTCAATTGGTCTTTCTGAGCCAAGATACTTAGAAGAAAATCAAAAGATCACCGAAGGCTCTTTTAAAGGAAAAGGGTACTTTGGAGCAATTCCTACAAAAGATGGAAGCATGATGACTGAGTATTCATCAGCATTTGATGTTGATGGCAAAACTGTTTCATATCCTTTAGTTGTTCCAACATTGACTGCTGATGAGTTAAACTTACTCCGCACAACGGGAGAAGCTACGCCCGAAATAGAAAAAAAAGCACAGCAGTTTGCTATGGATAGATTAGCTAAAGGTAAAAATCCATTTGCTAGTCCTAAAGAACTAAGGTATCCATTGCCAGAAGGATTTAATCCTAAAATTTTCAATCTTCCTGTAAACTCTATGCCTACAAACCCCGTTTATAGCGATCCTTTAGGCGACACTACAAGGTAATATTATGGAATTCCAAGAACCTAGCGACTCAGACAAAGAGATAGTTAACTTTGTTGTCAACCATTGTGACAGATGGAGGGATTGGAGAGATGTCAATTGCCTTGATGATTGGCTAGAGTACGAGCGCATCTTCAATGGTGAGTGGGATGCCCAAGACAAAACCCGTGACTCCGAGCGTAGCCGTATCGTTACCCCCGCTACCCAACAAGCCGTAGAGACACGCCATGCCGAGATTATGGAAGCCATCTTCGGTCAGGGTGAATTCTTTGACATTCAAGACGATATTCGTGATGTCAATGGTAGCCCCCTAGATGTTGCCGCTATCAAGGCACAACTGATGGAAGACTTCAAAGTAGACAAGATTCGCAAGTCTATTGACCAGATTGAGCTGTTGGCTGAAATCTATGGTACTGGCATCGGTGAGATTGTTGTCAAAACAGAGAAAGTCTTTGTCCCCGCTACTCAGGCAATACCTGGTCAAATGGGACAAGCCGCTATCGGAGTGGTAGAACAAGACCGAATTGCAGTCAAGATTGTTCCTGTTAACCCCCGTAACTTCCTGTTTGACCCTAATGGAACATCTATTGATGACTGTATGGGTGTTGCTATCGAGAAGTATGTCTCTATCCACAAGATCGTTAAAGGTCAAGAAGAAGGAATCTACCGCAAGGTAAAGGTCGGTACTGACTCGATGGATACAGACTTAGAGCCTACCCAAGAAGTCTCTCAGTACGAAGATGATAAAGTTAAACTTTTGACCTACTATGGTTTAGTTCCTAGAGAATATCTTGAGCAACTAGAAAACGAAGAAGATGGCGAAGTAGAAGACTTATTCCCTGAAGATAGTATTCAGGATGAGTATTCCGATCTGGTTGAGGCTATCGTAGTGATCGCCAATGATGGTGTTCTTCTGAAGGCGGAAAAAAACCCATACATGATGAAGGATCGTCCAATCCTTGCTTATCAGGACGATACAGTTCCTAATCGCTTGTTGGGTCGTGGTACTGTTGAGAAGGCTTACAACTCACAAAAAGCTATAGATGCCCAAGTGCGTAGCCATTTAGACTCTCTTGCCCTGACAACTAGCCCAATGATGGCTATGGATGCCACTCGCCTCCCACGTGGTGCGAAGTTTGAAGTAAAGCCAGGCAAGGCTATCTTGACAAACGGCAATCCCAATGAGATTCTGTTCCCGTTCAAGTTCGGCAATACAGATGGTTCTAACCTGACAACTGCCAAAGAGTTTGAGCGTATGCTTTTGATGGCAACAGGCACTCTTGACTCTCAGGGAATGGTTACTGCTGTCTCCAGAGATGCGGGTCAGGGCGGTATTTCGATGGCTACTGCCTCGATTATCAAGAAATACAAGCGTACCTTGGTGAACTTCCAAGAGGATTTCATGATCCCCTTCATCACCAAAGCAGCCTACCGCTATATGCAGTTCGATCCAGAGCGTTATCCTACTGTGGACATGAAGTTCATACCTACGGCAGCACTCGGTATTATTGCTAGGGAACATGAGCAACAGCAGTTCATTGCGCTTTTGCAGACTCTTGGCCCTAATACACCTGTTTTGCCTATCATTTTGAAAGGCATCATGGCTAATTCTTCTCTGTCAAACAGATTTGAGTTGAT